TCGTCGCCCTCCCCGAAAACCGCGAAGAGTTCTCCAACTGAATCCACGAGCGGTCGCACAAAGTTGTCCACAAGGTCGGTGATGACTGGACCGATGTCATCAAGCAGCCCCTGGAAGGCTGGCAATGCTTTCTCAACGATGAAGGTGAGCAGTTCGCTGACGACAGGCAGGAACTTCGCACCGAAGTCATCCATTTGCTCGTTGAAGATCTCCTGCGCGGTTGCGAACTTTCCGCTTGTGCTGTTCGCAAGTTCGTCTGCGATGCCCTGGAACTTGCCCATTCCCTGGGCGTAGATGTCGGTGAACTTGGCGCCCTTCTCAATCGGTCCGATCATCGCGGCGAGTCCTCGCGTTGATCCGTTGGACGCCTTGCCGATTGCCGCGACGACTGATTCAAGGTCCTGACCTGTGACGGCAGAGATGGTCATCGCAAGTTCGTTTGCCTTCAGCAACTTGGTCTGGTTCTTGAAGAATCGTGACCCGACTTCTAGCCCAGCGCGCACCCTGTCGTCTGCGATACCAAGCCGCTGGGCCGCCTTGATCTGTTCCTCAATCTTTGGAGCGAGTGCATCTAGCGCAAAGCCTCGTGCCTTGAGCGCGGCGTTGGTGAGGATGACTGATCGCTCGTCCTCGATTGCGCCCTGAATCGCCTTAGCCGTAAAGGCGGCGATTGCGCCAGCGGCTGCTAGTGCCGCGCCAGCGATTGCTTTGAACGCGGTCCCAGCGACGCTCTTGAGTTTGCCCATCGCGCCGCCCACCTTGCCAAGCGGCCCAGTGGCAGCGTCCTTAGCCTTGATGACGAAGTTCGCTGAGCGGTCTGATGCCATTTATCTCCCTCGCCTAAACTTCATGATGCTATTGCGGAAGGCGCCGTCGTTCAGGAACTTCTCAACGGTGGCCGAGTAGGCTTCCATCGCAGCGTTAATGATACCGCCGCGCTTAACGATATCTCCCACAAATGGTCGAGCGGGAACCGCCTGCACAGGGACGACACCGCTCTTGGTGCGGCGCGTACCACCACGCCCAGCAACCACGAACCAGCCATACCAGGCGCTGCTGCGGGCGCGTTTGATTCCTACAACGGCGGCAGGCTTGCTGAACCGAGCAGGCCGCGCCCTGACATTCTTTTTCAGGAGTCCTGGGCGCACCGTTGTGACTCCAATTGGCGCTGCAATTCTCATCGGATTCAGCATCGTCCTAGCGGCGTTGAGCGTTGCGAGTGACTGCATGCGTTTGAACGCGCCTGAGTTGCTTGCCTGGTAGAAGCCGACGCGGAGGTCGTCAAAATTCTTGTCGGTCTTGACCTGTAGCACGAGCGAGTCGTTAGCGGCCATGCTTCTCCTTAGGCTGAAGGTCGGACATCAGTTGCGCGGTCCGCTGGAAGTCGCCAGCATCCCACTGAAGCACTTCGTGCGGCGCGATGCCGAACTCTTTACCGATCAAGTGTGCCATGAGTAGCGGGTGAGGCGAGATGGAACGACCTGCCGCCAGCCTCTGTGCGTCAAGCCTCAGCGAGGGGGGAGTGCTGCTACCGCGTCGCTCCACTTGCCGATTGCATCAGTCAGCGCGTCCATCGGTGCGTCCAGGACGGCTGCCGCTGGGGCTCCAGTCTCGTCCAGGAAGTTGTGCTTCACGATCAGCCTTTCAACCGCGTTCATGGCGCGCTCTACGCTGCCGCTCTGCAACTCAATAAACACACGCGCTGGTACTCCCTCGGCGCGCATCGTGGCTGTCCAGCCGTCAAACGGCGCGGATAGAACGATGTCGACGGTGCGGAACTGTGGCTTGCTCTGGCTCATGCGATCCTCCTCAACTTAATTTATGGCAGAACTGCTAGGTCGCTCCCAACAATAATCCGCAGGCTTTTGGCGCTGGTTGCGTCGTAGACCAGGGTGCCAGTTACGGCCATCGTGGTTAGCCCATCCTCGGCGCCAGCAAGTTGCTGCACTTCGGTTGGCACGATCATGCACATAATATTTGCGGTGCGCGTGCCGTCCGTCCAGGCAAGCCGTAAGCCGACAGGCGTTGCGGCTTTGTAAGCGTCATACCAGACGCTCACCGCTGAAGCGGTGCTGCTGACGGTCAGCGTCAAGGTACCAGTGAACGGAGCCGACTCTGCGTGCGTGCTGAAGGTCGTCGTGCCAGCAAGGTATGACTGTCGCATCAAGCCAGCGTTAAACTCCAGTGAGAAGTCCAGCAGGTACTCATACGATGTACCCGCAGCGGTTCCTGGGAATACGGTGCCGCTCTGATACGCGGTCCAGAGGCGTCCCGCCATGAAAGGTGATGTCGGCGTTCCGTCCGCAAGCGTCGCTGAGTTCTTAGCGATATTCTGCGCGAAGAGTGAGGCGCTCAGGTTTGTGAGTCCGCTGCGGTCAGCGGCAATCGTGATGGACTCTGCCAAGCAGTAATTTGCTGCATACGCCTGGACGCCATCGGTGGCGATGAGGGTGTAGGACTTCGGGCTATTGCTGGCAGTCATTGACCAGTCGTAGTCCCAGATGTATGGGGTAGCCGTACCAGCAGGTGTTGCTGTGCCTAGCATCGACAACCAGATTGGAAGTTCACCGACGCTCACCGCAGGAACGGTGGCGCTCAGTGTTGGCTCAACTGAGACGATCGTGCCAGTCGTGCCGATCAATGGATTGCGAAGCGCCACGCTGCGCTCGGTTCCTAACTCAATCGTTGTGCCCTCGGAGATCACGCCAGTCGGCGTGACCAGCAACTTGCGGCCGCCTGAGGTCAGCGTAGGGATGGTGCCAGGAGTCGTCTCCTTGAAGGCGACCAGTTTGCTGAATAGAATGTTGCCTGCGGATGCGGCTGGCATTATTCGTTCTCCTTGTTGTCTTGAACCGCATGTGCGGCGCTTACTCGTTGAGCGATTCCTGCGGCGATCCAGGCTTCTGCGAGGACCGCTGGCGCGTTGATTGTAGACCCATCAAGCGGTAAGCCGCCCACAAACTCACCCGCTGCAAGCGAGCCCTGGACATAGCAGACCTCAATGCGGCTAATAACCTTCTCAGGCGCTGGCATTGATAGCCTCCACTCCTGTTACATCGATGCTTGCACTGATGGTCAAGTATTCCTGGTCGGCCCAGGTATCCGTTCCCATCGTCGTGCTCGTGACGCTTGCCTGCGCTACGGCGTCGGTCCCATCAAGCGTGACGCCATCAATTAGCGAGTCGCGGAGCCAGGTGCGCCAGACCATGAGATCAGCGTACTTGCGCGCTAGGTCTGCCTGCGGCTGAAGGTAAAGGATCGCCGTCAGCGTCAGGACTACTTGTCGATTAGCCGCTCCGTACTCAACCCTGTCTTCGCCTGGCACGATCACGATGGCTGGAACGACCGCGAGGTTGTCTGGCGGGTAGGAATACACCTGGCGCAGGGTGTATCCAGTTGGTGGCGTCTTAGCGGTCAAGTGCGCTGCGAGCCCAGCGATAACTGTGGCGTCGTTGAAACTCACCGAGCCAGACCAGATCGCTTGCGGTACGCCTCAAGCAGCACCTGGGACTCTGGGTGTAGCGCCCTAGTCTGACGCAAGATTCCACCAAGGTCGCTGCCACCAATTACTCCAAACGGACTCGTGCGGCTTGACCACACAGCACCCGCCTGGATCAGCGCGGCCTGCTTGACCGCTGGCGGCACGGCTGGGAATCCAAACACGCCCACAACCTCCACACCCCGATAGACGCTCTTTGGAAAGTTCTTTGGATAGGTGACGCTCACATCGATCTGCGTGTAGGGGAAGCCGTCAAGTGCGGCGTTGCCTGGTGCAAGGTTGTAGTCCGTGCCTGTAGTCCAGACAGTCGTGTGCGTGCCGAGTCCGAGGTCGTCGGTCTTAAGCGTGGTAATGCTCACGAGGTCGTCGGTAAGCACATACTCGTATTCCTCAGCCGTGTAGTAGCGCGTCTCCGTCGCGGTGCCGAAGCCAGTCTTGCGGTCGGTGTATAGATCAATCAGCGCGTCGGTCGCATCCAGGACAGACTGAAGCGGCGTGTCATCGGCAGTATCGGTTGAGGCGATACCGATGGCGCTCTTAAACTCTGCGAGTGTGGCGTAGGACATTTAGCGACCTCCTGATTGCATAACCATTAGTGGCTGGGTGCTTGTCGCAACGATACCGTATAGAACATCAGTCTCGGCAAGCCAGAAGTTTGCTGTCTGACCCTTGTGCAGTTCATAGCCGTTGGCAACGGTGACGGTTGATGGTCCGACGAAGATGGTGTTGCCGCCAGTTGGCGCGTGCAGGTAAATCCAGGAGGCTCCGACCTTGCCTGTGGCAATGACCGTCGCTGAGGTTCCCACCGTGACAACCGATCCGTTCAGGCTCACTCGTCTTCCTTTCTCTGCTGCCTCAGGAGCGGCTCACGCCTAAGGGTGGCTGTATCGCCCCACTTGGCGATTACGGCACGCTCTGCGTGGCTCCTGGGGGCATTTGCGGCGATTGTAGCGCGCCCCTTGCGGCGGGCTGTTTCCTGGATTCTATTCCACCACTTCATTGACCCTCCATCTAAAAGCAAGGGGCCGAGCCGAAGCCCGACCCCCTGCTGTTCAAGTGCTACTGCCTAAAGATTAGGAAGCGGCGTTCTTGAGGAACTTGACCGCGTTCGCCTGCACGAGATTCGTGTCGCCACGAACGGTGCACTTGTACGAGATCAGGTCCGTGTCCCAAGCAAATTCCTTGCTGGACTCGATTACGATCCCGCCGACGAGTACGGTCACGATCTGACCGAGGTCTCCGAACAGGATGCCGCGTGCGTTTGCGGCGAAGTCAGCGATTCCACCAGTCGTGTAGACAGGCTTGCCGAGAAGACGATCAACGCCGCCCTGGCCGCCTGGCTGGAAGATTGGCACTGACGAGGAGGTGATCCCAAGGATCGTTCCTAGGTTGGAGTCAGTCGTCAAGAAGCCAGCCTTAGCCGCATTGCGGTACTGCTGCTTCACTGAATACTGCAAGCCCACCAACTCGGCATAGGTTACCGTCGTTGCTGACGAACCAACCGTGTAGGAGCCAGCAGCAGCCGCGACAGCGGTGCCTGCAACGGCGCCGTGCTTGACTGCAACTTCGCTGCCCATCTTGTCAGCGATCATCGCGGACAAATCAAAGGCCGCGTCGTTCACCAACTCGTTTGTCACCTGCAAAATAATTCCATACTTTACAGGCGTCAGGCTAAGTGCAGACAGCGTGCCGTCTGACTCGGTGATCTGTGCTGCTTCAGCAAATGAACCTGCGGTTCCGAGAGCCGTGACTCGTGGGAACTGAAGGTTGTTGCCTGTGCTGACATTGTAAACAGTGACAGCGTTTGCATCCAGGAATGGATTGACCTGGCCAGCAACAACCGACACGCGGCTGAAGATGTCCACTGGGTTACCAAGTCCTGTAGCACGAGAAACATCGCGCTTCTCAAAGGTCTTGGACCCGCCGTTGCGGCCAAGTTCTCGGAGTTCTGCGTTGTCGTCTCGTTCAGCCTTAGGGGCGATCACGGCAGCAAACTCTGCGCGAGCAGCGTCAGCCTGTGAACGAGCCTCTGTTGCTGCCTTTTCGGTGCGAATAGCGTCAGCGATTGTGCCAGCCTCTGCAACGAGACCGTCAAACTGCTGCTTTGACTCGCCTTCTAGAACTCCACCCTTCTCGGCAAGTTCCGTGACAATCGCCTGGGCCTGCGTGAGCAGGTTTGCGCGCTTGTCGGCAAGATTGTCGTATGCCATTTGATTACTCCTTTGCGTCTCATTGGACGCGCTTCTATTCCTTGTCTTGATTATTGCGACTCAACAAGCGGGATAACCTACGCGGGCTCGCCTACAAAGGGCGGCGGGGCGTGGCCTCGTGGCTTTAGAGTTCCTGGTCGATCAGGCGCTTGGTCTGCAACATCGCCAAGGCGACAGACGGATCAACTCCGACTGGCTTTGGCGCGAGCCTCTCGCGCACCTGATCAATCACCTGAACCTCATCTTCGGTCAGCGGTTGCGCTGCCTTGATGCTTTCCAGCGTATTCATAAGCCGCTCGCCATCAACGCCGAGTTTCTCAGCGGATACCTTGCGAACGGCAGTCAAGCCAATCGTGGCTGGATAGGCTGGCGTCTGGCCAGCCGAGAGAACGGAAACCTCAAAGAGGTTGATGTCATTCAGGGTGCGGACGGTCTCCTCCCAGACATCGCCGTTCTTAGGGATAGAGAATCCAAAGGACATTCCCATCGAGCGAGCCTCGTGCGTCAACTTGCTAATCACGCTGGCGGCATCTGGATCGGCTGGGTCTAACTTTGCCTCAACCTTCAGGCCGCGTGCGTCCTCGGTCAGAGTCAATCGACCGCTTGCCGTCGTTGCCAGGGCGCGTGTTTCGTCATGCCCGAACAGGAACGAGATCATTTTCTTTCCATCCGCGACACGCTTCAGCGTTCTGGTGAAGGCGTTCGGCGCGATGATCTCGGTGAACTGCATTCCGTCGGACGGCACATTGAACAGCGCGGCGTAGCCGCTAAAGGTCTTCTGTCCATCCTCATTCTCGGTGACGGTGAAGTCGCCCATTGGAAGCGAGCGCGTCTCAAGTTCTTTCAAGTCAATGATCTCCCTATCTTCTAGTCCCGCGACGATGCTCTCTGCCCATCTTACAACGCGGTCTGCTCCGTTATCTGCTGTCGGGTCCACACCCCAGAGCAGCGCAGCCACTGCACCAGGTCCTGGCCAGTCTGGATGATCTCGTTTGCTGTTCTGCGGTACGCCTTCCCAGTCTCCACGGTGCCTAGCGATCCACGCGATCATCCTTCGCGCCTTCTCGTCGCTGACGCTGCCGCCAGCAAGGTCGCGTGCGTCGGTGATCGTCTGCTCGACTAGACCGTCGCCGCCGCGACCGTCTGCATTCAACGCAAGGCCCTCCTCGGCTGCCCGCTGGATGTAGGCAGGAACATCAACCTGGGCGCGGATGGAGTTCTCCTCTTCGGTCTCGTTAGCAAGCACCTGCTCTGCCGTGTAGGCTGTGATGCCCATACCCTCAGCGTTGCTGCGCGCCTCGGCTGAATCGTCTACGACATAGCCGATCTCTTCCAAACCGAACTCATCCACGATCTTGGCGTACTTGTACGCCTTGAACGCCTCAACCACATCTGGCCCTGGCGTCTCGCTGAAGTCGTTGAGGTAGATACGGTCATATGGCACGCCGTTCTCCTTGAGCCACGCCTCGGTCTCTTCTAGGCGGCTGACTGCGCGGCCGCTGACGATAAAGATTTGGACTCCCTCATCTTGAACATCGTTCTTGATGTAATCAATCAAGTCCTGGCGTGGGATGTCGCCGCTCGTCGTGAGCGTGCCGTCAATGTCGTAAATCTCAATCACGGCTGTGGCTCCTGACCAACTACGCCGATGTTGAGTGGCTTCCAGTATTCGTCGCCTGCTGGTCCGATTGGCGAGCGGTCCTCAAGTGAGCGCACTTCGTTGAGGCTCAGGAAGCCGTTGTTGAGTGCGGTGCTGTAGGAGTTGTATCGCTCCTGCGTTGTGGCGCGGAGCAAGCCGTCCAGGGTGAACTTCAGGAAGGTCTGCTGGCTTCCTGGAACGAGACGCTGGAAGCCAGCCTCAAGCCTGGCGATGAGCGGCCCTAGTCCGAGGCGCAACCACTCGATGCCGATCAGTTCCACTGAGGCGTAGGAGGTATTGCCGCCTGGAACCTGAAGCATATGGAGCGGGATGCCATACAAACGAGCGATGGACTCAACGCTGTAATGCATCGTCTCAATCAACTGCAAGTCGGAGACCTTCGCGCCGAGTTGCTGGAAGTCTGCACCGCCAGTGAGGACGGCAACCTTGAAGGCGTTCTTGACGCCACCGTTGCGGCGTGAAAATCCGTTGCGAAGTGCATCTGCCTGATCCTGCGTCAGTTCGCCTGGGACCTTGACCACTCCGCCGACGCTGGCGTTGTTCTCGTAGAACTTGGCACTAAAGAGTTGCGTTGCGGCCGCGAGTCCAAGCGTCACCTTGTGATGCTCAATTGGCGACAGGCCGCGCAGCGACTCGCCAGTGCCAAACAGTGTGATGTGGACGATGGAGTCGGCGCCCAGGACGGTGACGCCATTGGTGGTCTTGATGTGGTACTCAGGCTCGCCCTTCTCGTTCTGAAAAACATCAACCTTCTCAGGGTCTAGGACGCGAGTCTCCACGACTTCACCGTTGCGACCAGTCAGGAACAGAACGAAACAATTACCATCAAGCAGCAAACTGCTGACCACTCGATGCTTGAAGTCAAACGAGGTGAAGTTCGGGTTTGCTGGTAGAGGCGTGTCAATCCAACTTGGTCGCGGGCGGTACGGTCGGCGCGTGCCGTCAACTCGGATGTAAGTGTCCCAGGGCAGTGCGGCAACCGTGTCGGCGTACAGTTTGACGGCGGCGTAGACGGCGCCAATGCTGGTCGCGTTCTCCTGATTGACTGAGACGCCTGCTGCTGATTCAGTCTCGCCTGTAAACCATCGACCGCCAATGGTTCTGGTTTCACTGGATTTGCGTCCCAGGACGCGATCAAGGATGCCCATTGTTCTCCTTACAATTCAATCCACTGAACCGCTGGCTTAGCCGCTGGTGCTGGCGCGCTGCCAAGTGTACCCGCTCGGCTGTGCGCCATGATGGCGGCGACCAACAAGTCAATGCGCTTGAGTGAATTCTTGCTCTCCTTCTTAATCATCAGGCCGTTCCTGCTGTAGTAAGGCGTGGCATTAGCGGCGTGCCTGGCGAGGCGTGGGTCACCGTCATGCTTGAGTTGCATATTAACAACAGCATCATAGAACGATGCCGTCGCTGGAACCATACGACTCGGTGTTTGCGGGAACTCCACAATCGGAAGGCCAACCTGCGCCCAGGCTTCCATCGACCGCTGCCAGCGGAATGGGTCGCAAACGATCTCTGTGATCTTGTGCTTGGAGAACAGGTCCAG